GTGTGCAAAGTGTGGATCGAGTGACGCTCTTGCGGTCAACGATGACGGAAGCACAAAATGTTTCAGCTGTGATTCATACAGTCGAGGCAGACAACAAACTATGACAATACCTACAACTAATAACGACACCTCATTTATCACAGGTAAAGCACAGGAGATAGCTAGGAGGAACTTAACTAAGGAGACTTGTCAGAAGTGGGGCTATCAGATTGGTACGCACAACGGAGAACCAGTTCACATAGCTAACTACAAGAGTAGGAACGGAGCACTTGTCGCACAGAAACTACGATTCGCTAACAAAACTTTTTCAATCAAAGGAGAGTTGTATGGTTTATACGGACAGCACCTTTGGAGTAGTGGTGGAAGAAGAGTGGTAGTGTGTGAAGGTGAGATTGATGCACTATCTGTAAGCCAAGCATTCGGTAACAAGTGGGCTGTTGTATCTGTACCTAACGGAGCAGGTGGAGCAAAGAAGTATGTATCACAAGCTATCGATTGGTTGGAGTCCTTTGAGAAGGTAATCTTCTGCTTTGATAATGATGATCCAGGAAGAGATGGAGCAGCAAAATGTGCTGCACTATTGACACCAGGAAAAGCACACATTGCAGAGTTACCTCTTAAAGATGCTAACGATATGTTAGTGGCAAAGCGTAGCGAGGAGTTGGTGACAGCTTTATGGCAAGCTAGAGAGTATAGACCTGATGGGATAGTTAGTGGTGAGGACATATGGCAAGCTGTTATAAAGGAGGACACCTCTGAATGTCAGCCCTATCCATATGCTTCACTAAACACTATGACACATGGACTGAGGAGAGGGGAGTTGGTGACACTTTGTGCTGGATCAGGGATAGGTAAGTCCTTGTTCTGTCGTGAAGTATGTCACCATCTCCTTGGACTTGGAGAGACAGTAGGTTATATAGCACTGGAAGAATCAGTCAGACGAACTGCACTTGGTATCATGGGTATCCATCTTAACAAACCGTTACACCTTGAGAATGATTTGAAGGAGGAGGAGTTACGCAAAGCATTCGATGAGACAATGGGCAACAAGAACTTCTATACCTATGACCACTTCGGAAGTACGGAGAGTGATAACCTGTTAAGTAAGATTAAGTACCTGTGCAAAGGATTAGGTTGCAAGTGGATATTCCTTGACCATCTATCTATTGTGGTTAGTGGTATCCAAGGAGATGATGAACGAAGGTTAATTGATAACACAATGACACAACTTAGAAGCTTAGTGGAAGAGACAGGATGTGGAATGGTGTTAGTATCTCACCTTAGAAGACCACCGAATGGTGGAGGACATGAAGAGGGTGGAGTTACTAGGTTATCAGACCTGAGAGGTAGTCATTCGATACCACAACTCAGTGATATGGTAATAGGATTGGAGAGAAATCAACAAAAAGAAAACAATAACGAAACAAAAGTAAGAGTCTTAAAGAATAGATTCTCAGGTGAGACTGGGCTTGCTACTACCTTGTTATATGATCAAGACAGTGGCAGGTACACGGAAGATGAGAATGTATTCAAAGATAAAACAATAACAACCAACGGTAACGATCCGTTTTAATAATATGAAAAAGAAAACAAAAGCAGAGTTCACTGATATGTGTATTAACTTAGCTAAGGACACTGACCCAAAGAACAGAGTAACAGATAATGATTGGTTAAGAGCTTTAAGGAAACTTATACCATATCAAAAATTAATTAAACAGGAAAACATACAAACCAAAGAAAGGAATTGAGATGAGATTATCAGATGAAGAGATGTGGTACATTATAAATGATATAGAAAATGCTGTACGAATAGCTTTTGAGAGTCATGTTTTTATAAGCAAAGAATGGGAAAGAAAAAAACCTCAGTACTTACGAGATCATCACAAACAATTTGAGTTTCTTGAAAGCGAAGACTGGAGGTTAGCGATGTGGAATCTCATCGAAAGTCACATGAAAGATAACCTAGATATTTATAACTTGTATGGAGAGAAAAGCAAAGAACTAAAAGAGAGAGCACAAGCACAATGAAAGAACAACAATACCACAAAGAGGGAATTAGGTTAATAGAAAAAGAATACAACGATAATTATGTTGAGGGCGATTTAGCTAAGATAGCTATCAGAGGTCACAAAGCTTTTAAGCTTATAATGAAATTAAATACATACGGAAGAAAATACGGTCTTGGATGGTTTGGAATGTTTATGACAGGTTTATTTTATGGTGCTTATCTTCATTGCGAAGACGAAGAGCAAGAGGAGCAATTAGAAACTTTTTTTAAAACAGCAAAGAGAATAAAAAAGGAGACACAGCAAGCATAATGAAAATACTATTCTTTGATATAGAAACAAATGGGATTGAGGACTTCACTAATCTGAGTGACCTAAAGGTCTGTCATTGCTTGTCGATCTACGATCCAATAGCAGGTAAGATGATTACCTTTAGTGGTGATGGGATAAAGGAAGGAACAAGGATGTTAGCTAAAGCTGACAAGATCATCGGGCATAACATCGTAGGTTTTGACCTACCTGTGTTAGCTAAGTTGTATGACTTCTACCCTCCATTAGTTCAAGTACAAGATACACTGGTAATGAGTAGGTGTATATACCCTGACCTTAGAGAGGACGACTTCAAACGAAAGGACTTTGATCCTAAGATGATTGGTAGTCACAGCTTGAAAGCTTGGGGACACAGGATGGGTAAGATGTTAAAGCTTACTTACGGAGAGAACGAGGATGCTTGGGACAGCTACAATGATGAGATGAAGAAGTACTGTGAACGAGATGTCCTTGTTACCAAGACCTTGTACGAACACTTCCTTAGTAAAGAACCCAGTAAGAAGATGGTAGACATAGAACATTGGTTCGCTTACATCATACGCTTACAGGAAAGTAAAGGGTTTGGATTTGATATCGCAGCAGCAGAAGTGTTAGAACAAAAGTTGATCCTGTTAAGAGCAAAGCTACAAGATAAACTACAAGCTATGTTTGAACCTACCGTTAAGAAGATGAAGACTCCGAAGGGATACGCATTAACTATTGAACACATGGATGGAGTCGAAGTAATCAACGCACCTACAAAAGCAAAGTTAAAAGCTATACTAAAAGAAAGAGGTATGGTACAGAACTTAGTTAACAAAGCTGAAGCACTTGATGTAAAGGAGGAGATCATACCTTTCAATCCTGGTAGCAGGAAGCAGATCAAAGAACGCTTTGAAGAATTAGGATATGAGATACCTGTCAGTGAAGACGGTAAGACTATAAAGGTGGATGAACCTACTCTTAAAAAGATAAACCACCCAGCTGCCAAGCTTCTGCTAGAGTATCTGTTAGTCGTAAAAAGACTAGGAGCTTTGGCTGAAGGCGAGAATGGGTGGCTTAAATTAGTTAAAGATAAGAGACTACACGGACGAGTCAATACAAACGGTGCAGTCACAGGTAGATGTACACATTCCAAACCTAACTTAGCACAAGTACCAGCTACAAGAGCAGAGTACGGTGAGGAGTGTAGAAGTTTATTCATCCCACTTAACGGTAATGTATTAGTAGGTGTGGACGCTAGTGGGTTAGAGTTAAGAATGCTGGCACACTACCTAGCTATTTGGGATGGTGGTGAGTACGCTAGGAATATATTAGAGGGTGACATCCACACAGTTAATCAACAAGCTGCTAAGTTAGAGACGAGAGACCAAGCTAAGACATTCATCTATGGATTCTTATACGGTGCAGGTGACGCAAAGATTGGACAGATAGTGGAAGGTTCAGCAAGAGAAGGAGCAATCTTAAAGAAGAAGTTCCTGTCTAACTTACCTGCGTTAAAGATATTGAAGCTAAAGATAGAGGAGAAAGTCAGACGATCTGCTTGTTTAACAGGACTAGATGGTAGAGTATTACCTGTCAGATCAGAACACGCTGCACTTAATATGTTACTTCAATCAGCAGGTGCTGTGGTTATGAAGGTAGCACTGATAAAGTTACACAACAAACTACAGCAGTTAGGATGGCAACACGGTAGGGAATATTCTTTTGTTGGTAATATCCACGATGAGTTCCAAGCTGAAGTTAAACCTGACCTAGCTGAGACATACGGAGAGTTAGCAATCAAAGCAATCCAAGCAGCAGGTAAAGACTTAAAGTTGAACTGTCCTATGGATGGTGAGTATAAGATAGGTAAGTCATGGGCAGAGACACACTAGAGCTTGAACACGATTACTACTTGAAGGTTGCCGAATTGTACGATACAGTTGACCTAACATTTCCTATGCCCTCATCAAACACACAACGAATAGGAGCGATAGCAGAGTCTAGGTTTATAACAGAGTGTTTAGAAAGAAACTTTGAACCGCACCTACCTACCACACCCATGCCTTGGGACTTTATTGTTACTTGTCCAGCAGGTACTTTAAAAGTTCAGATCAAAGCTTCAAGCAGGAAGTCATCTGTTAATACATACTGTATAAATAGTGGGACAGGATGTAAGAGTAAGGATACTATGTGTGAAACAATAGATGTTGTCGGGTGTTATATTATACCTGAGCAAACTTGGTGGATGATACCGAGAGAAGAAATAAAAGGAGTAACACTAAAGTTAAACATCCTACCAGATAGTAAATCAAAATATAAAAAATACCAAGAGAACTGGAGCATATTCTATGAGTAAAACAACCATACTAATTGACGCAGATGTATTAGCATTTGAATCGTCAATCATAGCACAAGAAAATATACAATGGGAAGAAGAGCTTTGGACTGTACACGCAGACATGACAGTAGCAAAGGAACGAGTCATTGGAAGG